TTCTGTTCTTGACTGTCAATGTCAGCGCTTGCGCTTTCATATTGCCCCATGAGCCTATCCAAACCTTGTTTGTATAGCCCGGATGAGGCGAGCCCTCGTGAGGCAAAGTCTTCACCTTGTGCGAGTGTGTCACGGTCTCGGGCTTGCCCGAGGTCTTCCCGAGAGTTATCAATGCCACGGTACTGGTTTTGACGGTCAAAAAGGATTTGTGCGAGCGTGTCTTGAAAGTTGGTTGCCATGTTGTTGCGGTCTGACCGGTACATGGCGTCACTGTTGAACCAGTCAACATCGCGCATGGACTGTTGCGCAATAGGTTGTGGTGCAGAGTACCCTGAGTAAGGGGTTGGCTGGGGTTGCGTGGGGGGTCGGCCTTGTCTCTCGGACACGGTGGGGACGTAACTAGCACCAAAACCTTCACCGCCTTGACCCTTCTGACTCCCAGCCACGCCGGGGAGGTAAGAAACATCAGCCATTATTTGCCTCGTCTCATGGCGTTAGAAGTGCCATAAGCACCCTGATTGTTGTCCTGCATCCAACGCAAATACACGTTACGTTTCATTTTGTTCCTACGTTCCCTGTCAATGTAACCTTCTTTGTTGGCCGTCCTGCCACCATTAGGGGTAGAAGTAGCCGAGAGGCCATACCGTTGCTGGCCCGCAGCGTAAGGGTTCTTGGCGTACGTGCCAAGGTCATACGACCGCTGCATCACAACTCCTCAAAAGAAACATCTTTAAACAATAATACCCCAAATTATTGCAGAATGCTCGAAATGCCCTTCTTTGTCGTCGCGTGGATGGCCAACTCTATAACACGCACGGGCCCCGTCAAAGTAGTCCCATCAGTAGTCAACTGCACTTTAAACGAACAACGCCTGAACCTCATGTCCCTCTGGAACGTGACGTTCACCCGGTAAGGCGTTGCAACAGGGTACACAATGTGTGTCAGCACGGCAGGTGCAGGTGTCGTGGGGACATCCCAAGTCCCGCCCTCGAAAAAGTCCCAGTCGTAGTCTTCCATTTCGTCCCACGTGACAACGACGGAAGAAAACTGTATAGGCGTGGCGGTACCATAAACATCACTCGCCGTGTAAACATCCGCAGACCAATAAAACAAACGTTTCCAATGGTCAGGGATTTCAAAATCAAAAGATTTTGTTTCCATAACACACGCAATCTCTTCCGTGTTAACATGGAGGTAAGCATCCACAGCCTTATACAAACCATTAAAACCTACCGTGGTGATACCCGTGACGCCAATCATCGTATCCGGGGTCAAAGCGTTCTGTTCCCGCGGCACCAAAAGACCCCAAGCAAACTCAGAGGTGGGCGAATCCCATTGAGTCCAAGCGCCGGACTCCAAATCAAGAACGTACGTTCCCCCACCAAACCACACAATTGCGCGACGCCCGAATACGGTTAAGGCGGAAAAAAACGTTAAACCGCTGGCTAGCCTTGTTTGCTTAAACTGCAAACGGCTAATGTCGTTTAGTGGGTAAAACTGGTAAGACACAAACCTGTACAACCTACCGTTGTTTAACACCAGGTAAGAAAACTCGTATTCTGTAACAGAGTACTCGTTGTCCGCTCCCACCGTCGCATCCAAAACCTGCAAAACACCGTCGATGGGGGCCGTCTCATACCGAAAATAGTATGTGCTTTGTGTTCTAAAAATAAACAGTTCGTTAGGGGCGGAAAGAATCTTGGTGATGAGTTGGCCGTCACCACGTGAAACATCGAAATAGTTGTCCGGGTCCCAATCGTTGACGCTGGTGGGCACCGCTGTCGTAATATCTGAAAAGTAGATACGCCCCCGGTTGTACAGGGCGTCCCGTGATACCAGGAAAAAACGTGACTTGTGGAGCACAATCTGTTCCCCCACAGGCATGGGGTTAAGCCCCGCGTTAAGTTGCGTAAACGAGGTACCGTCCCAGTAGCCCCCCGCCACGGTAACACTGCAAATGTACAGGTTGTTGTTGAACTGGGCCGACCCGGACGCCACAATGGTGGTGATAAGAGTGTACGTTTCGGCATCATTATCAAACAGGTAAGTCCCCGCGGGGGTCGAAACTACCGCGAAAATGTCTTGCGAAGCATCCGTGTAATACCCTAAAAGTGTCACCGCTTCAGTTGTTACCGGTGGTTCAGAAATTTTAACGATAGGCGGTCGGGACACTAACGAACCATTAGAGTCCAACTCAAAATTTGTTAACTGGGTAAGTTCTTCATTATCAATGGTCGTAATGTCAGAAACGTTGTTTAGTCCCCCGTTGAAGGTTCTTAAATTGACGCTTTGGTTCTTGCTGCTTTTACCCAGCTGGCTATAACCTGTCCCTTCAGTTAAACCCGCCATTTAGAGGTCCTCTGCCCGTGCCGTGTTAGTGGGGTAAGTATTTGTTTGTCCCACGTTGCCCTGGTTTGCGAGCATGCCCATGGCGATTGAGTATTCTTGTTGTTTGTATTGTGCCGCCTCCCAGTTTTCGTCCAACTGGTACGCCCGTGCCAAAGCAAAATCTACGACACGTTGGAAGTACCTGTCTGGTACGTGGAGCGTATCGCTGAGCACGGTTATGTCTTCCGGTTGCGCCACATAAAACAGTCGCAAACCGTTCGTTATGCTTTCTTGAGGTGTGGGGTAAAGGTAAACGTTACCTGCACGCTCATACCAGATTTGGGGTTTCACGTTTGTGGGGAAAGCTGTTTGGGGCACCCCAGATAAAATATATTCTTGCGCCTCCTCAAAAGAGTAATACTGCAAAGGCACACTATCGTAATGCAAAGACTCAATATATTGCACACGTTGGGTGGGGTACGTGTATAGGTCTTGCCCCGATACAACGTTTGTGTCTGCGGTTTCCTTTAGGATGGGGTTCTGGGAAACAATTTCTTGTTGCGCAGAGTTAATCCACAACAAAATATCGTTGTTTGTTATTTGGCGTCCATCAGGGTCACCAAATTGACGTTTAACACGTGTTGCCACGTCGTTTCCTGTGCGGGTGAAAATTTCTGCAGGCATAGCTAACTCCAGCGTCGTTTGTCGAGTTTATATTCCATCATCTCACGTTTTTCCTCCATACTGTCAGCACGTTGACGTTCTTGCATAACATGGTTTGCGTGAGTGAGTGCGTCGAACTTGTCTAACCTGTTCCCAAACCTGTGCGTATCCCACTCAAACACTTGCGCAACGATGCGTGCGTCAAGCATGGTTTCGGGGTAAACGCTCACAATATATTCCGGTAGGTTCACTGGCCGGTGAATGACCGCGTAAGGTTTTCCGGGTTGCTCCGCAAGGTACGGGTGCCCCGGTGGGAGCTTCTCTAAAAACAACTCGTGGTTGTAGTCGTTGATGATTTGTGCGGCGCGCCTACCTTTTTCGGGCAGGTCTAAATTCTTAAATAAAGTAACCATACGTTAAGGATACAAGAAACCCCCCGCCAGGAGGGATACGGCGGGGGGTTTCTTTTTAGCGGAGAGAGGGAGTGGTTAGACCTCTTCGATACCGCTCAGCTTACCATGCGCATTGCGTCGGTAAGTTGTCAATTCGGAGTAGTTGCGCATTTCGGCAATAAATCCGTCGACACCAGGCATTTTCTGCCAGGTTGCGCCCTGCTCATCAATCCATTCCCAACCAACGTTGGTGTTGAGAGCAAGCTCTTTGTCGTTGGGGAACCATGCCACACCAGCAGGTGCGTCAAAGTCCGTCATCATCGGAATGTCCCCGTAAGGAGTCGTGAACGAAAGCCCGCCACCAACACCACCGTTAAGGTCGGTCTTGTTGACGAACTGGCGCAACCCCTGGAGGGCGTTCCAGTACGCCCGGTAAACACCAGCCGTGGTGATGATACGAGTGGGGCGTGAACCCTTCTTGCGAACATTCTGAATGACGCCGTCGAGGTCAAGCTCGGTGAGAGCCCCACCAGCGTCAGCAGGCACTGCAAGATACGATTTCCATTCACCATAAGTGGTTGGGTCAATCCCGTAAAGGGTTCCCGAGTCCTTAATGATGGCACCGAAACCGGTCCATTCCTTCTTCCAGGAGTTTGTTCCCACGGAACCAACCCGAGAGGAACGAACAATTGCGTCACCAACAGTTACCGACTGTACCACGTCAACAGTGATGGTCAGGGTAGACTCAACGATTGCCGTGATGGTCAGGTAGTTGGTGTTGCGTGTGGTAGGAGTGGGGTTCGACAGGGTTGCTGCAGTCAGAACGTCAACGCGGGTACCAATTTCTAGGTACTGTACCGAGTCAACACGGATGGCGGCGGAAGTCGTAGACGTGTGCGTAGTAAGCGCAAGCGTCCCGGTTCCATCACCATAAACCTGACGGTTCTGGTCCTTAGCAAGG